ACGGCTCCGTCATATCCACAAGGCGCTCGCGGTTGCCTTTCTTTTTCTGCTTCGCCACTTCCGGCCCGATGTAAATCTGGCCCTTCTCCACATCCTCCCACCGCAGCCGCAAAATCTCCACCGTCCGCAAGCCCGCGAAGCCACCGAGCAAAATCGAAGCCCGCAGCGTGTCGCTCATCGCCTCGTCTGATAGAAGCGTCACCATTTCCTCGGGAGTAAGGATGTTTCTTTTCGGCGTCGAGTCAGGGCAAACCACCGGCCGCCACGGCGACTTGTCGAGAAGGTCAATCTTCACGCACCAGTTGAAAAACATCCGCGCGTAGCGGTAGATCGTCGCCCGCGAAGTCGAGCACCCCTTCACCGTCTTGAACCACTCCAGGCACCGCACCGGCGTCACGCCCTTAAGCGGCCCGCTGAATCCCTCCGCGATCCACCGCGTCACCTTCTCCACTTTCTCCCGATGCGATTTCGAGTAGTCCGAAAACTGCCCGTTGAACATCGCCACCGCCCGAGCCACCGACACGCCCGTCGGCTCTTTCAGCGAATCCGTCCCCTGCTCCTTGATCTGAGCCACCAGCCGACCGCCCTCAATGTAAGCGGTAGCCTCCTCCGCAAAAAAGCGGCGAATCCTAGAGCCAGCCACCGCCGCAGGAATTTCCATTTTCCACGGCGTAGAGGGCCGCGCCGGGTAGAAGGAAACAAAGAATCGCGTTCCCTCGGACAAAAGTCGTGTTGCCATAGCAAAACAACCTGTTGCCCGTGTTGCCCGCGAAATCAACCTTTTAATGTCACAAGCGGTCAAAACGAGTCGAAACAAATCAGAAACGAAAAAGCCCGCAGAGGCTTTATTTATGCACCTCTGCGGGCTTTCGTTGAACAAATTACCGGCGGTCGGGATCGAACCGACACTTCGTGAGAAACGCGATTTTGAGTCGCTTTACTGCTTTTGATTAACAACTACTTACAACGCTGTTGCCCGCTGTTGCCATGTTTCTTGTTTTTCACTGGCCGGAAAATCGCCACGCCGCGAACGCCGTTCGAGCACATGACGCGAATGATTTTTTTCTCAAAAGTTTTTTGGGTGGTCAGCGTTTTCATTTGAGAAAACACCGTTGCGAGTGATTGGCCGGATTCCTCGGCTATGCTGGCGACGGTTTTCCAGCCTTCGGCTTCGTAGGCGGCCAAGTTGTCCTCTTTGGTGGACTCGTAAAAATTCGCCCAGGCGGCGCTTAGAGCGGGAGCAGCCAGGGGTTTCCCTTTTTTCTTTCGCATAAATTTACGGTGAGAGCGTTGTCGCAGTAGTGGCCCCACGCGAACCCCTGCGACCATGCCAGCGTGGCGCGGCGTTCGGCGGCATACGGCATGTCGAAGTTGGCGAGCATGCCGACGCAGTAGCCGGAAGCGCCGTCGATGTTACGGGCGCGCTCCCAGCCGACGCGGTGGAGGTGGGCCATGATTACATTGCCATAGGTCTCCGCGTGATCCCTGACGGCGTTGGTATTGAACATGCTCCCATGCACAAATTTCGTGCCGCCGAGTTCGACATAGTTGCGGATGCCGTAGGGGGTCAGCGGGGCGCGGAGTTTCTTCGCGGTCTCCTCGATTTTTTGGATGGTTAGGTTGGCCGCGTAGGCGAGGAGTGCGTTCGGGCTTTTGGAAAATTTCCAGAGGCGGGCTTCGTGGTTGCCGCAGAGGATTTGGTTGGGCTCGAGTTCGTGGAGGAACTCGATGCCGGCCATGAGGTCGCCCGCGACATCGGCGGCGTGGTCGGCGTCGTTGCTGTCACGCACGGCTCCGGCGCGGAAACTGGCGAGGTCAATGAAGTCGCCGAGGTGCAGGGTGGTCTGGGGCTTCCAGGTGGCCTTGAATTTTAAAACGGCGGCGCGGGCTTCGGGGTCGATCTCGGCGCCGTGCGAGCATCCGACGGCCATCCACTTTTTCCATTTTTTAATCGGTGTCATGGGAGGTCGGGGATTTCGTTGTCCGTGCGGAGTTGCCAGATGTAAGAGCGGACTTTTTCGAGCGTGTGGTCGCAGCCCGTGACCAGATTGCCGGTTTCCTCGTCTCGCCATTCGCGGAATTCACCGGCGCCGTGTTTAAGGTAGGAGCGGATTTCGTTAAGAAGGTCATCCAGTATTAAAATGGCATCCATGCCTTTCACCGCCGCGATGTGCTCTGTGCGCTCCTCGGGCAGCGAGAACTCAAGTGTGGCCTTCATTCCACTTCCTCCTCGTCGTCTTCCTCTTCCTCTTCGTCCTCGAGCGGCCAGAGAATATCTTCGGCTTCGCGGGCGAGGTTGCGGGCGGCGTGGGAGTTGCCGAATTTGAAATCCATGTCGTAGGTGGTGCCGGCGTCTTCCCACGAGACGACGCACACGCCGCAATCAAAATGCTCGGCGAGGGTTTGCCGGACTTGGAGGAGGATCGCCTCGCGGTCTTTCGGCAGGTTGGCTTTGGCTTTGCGGCTCATGCGGCGCGGTTCAAAGCGGCGAGAAGGGCGGCGTGAGCGGCGGGCGAGCAATCGTCTTTGCGGCCTGGTGCGATGTCGGCGTGGCGGATGATGTTGGAAAGCGGGATGTGGTATTCGTCGAGGATGGGTAGGAGGTATTCCACGGCGCTGAGGATGGCGTCGTCGCTCAGTGGCACTTGGTAGGTGTCCCCTTCCCACGCGAGGCCGATGCTGAAGGAGTTGGCGTCTTTGCGGCCTTGCCACGAGGAGACGCCGGCGTGCCATGTTCGTTGGCTGGGCAGGGCGAGCACGGTGCGCTTGCCGTTTCTGGCGACGATGCAGTGGTAGGAGACTTTACTCACGGGGTCCATGCACCACGAGACGCTGCCAGCGTAAGCGCCGGAGCTGTGGTGGAGGACGATGTGGGTGGGCTTGATAACGCGGCCGGCCGAGACATTCGGCGTCTTCCGGTTGGTCTGCGGGTAGTATTTCGCGGGCGCTGGCGCGGGGGTGGTTTTCTTTTGCGCTGGCGCGGGCTTCGACTCCGTTGGCGCTGGCGCGGCGGGCGGCTGGGCCATGGGGAACATGCGGCGGAGGAAGTCGAAGAGGTGCATCACTTGTCTTTCCAGGCGGGGAGGCTGTTTTGGTATTGGCTCAGGGCGTGCAGAAGATTGGCGTTTTCGCGTTCGCCTTCGGTGAGGCGTGGCTCGAAGCGCACGACGGTCTTGATGTGGAGCGTGCCTGCTTCGCCGATGCGGTCACCGAAAGGAGGCACCGGCACAGCCACGCAGGAGGTGAGGAAGGCGAGGGCCAAGAATATCCACCCGAGGATCACCATCGTGGCGGCGACTTTGGCGGGGGTCATTTTTGTTTGCGCAGCACATTGATCAAACCGACGAGGCCGAGTCCGGCGGCGACGATTTGATTTTGCAACTCGGGCTCGAGCTTGAGCCCGACAGCCGTGCTACAGAGGATGATTCCGCGCCAGGTTGAGTTCTCGGAGAGCCGATCCAGCAGGTAGAAGAGTGCTTTCATCTCCCTTGTGGAGATGTCAAAGGGTCACTTTTGCTCGAGGCGGCGGATGCGTTGCTCGTGGTCGGCGAGGAGGTTGTCGTGGCGCACATCGGTCACGGCGTTTTGCTCCATACGGATCAGCACTTGCTCGATTTTTTCGATGCGGGAATTGGCGGCGGTGAATTCTTCCTTGGTGACGAACTTGGTGCCGAGCAGGGCCACGCCGACGAGAGCCAGGAAGGTGCCGATCTTTAGCGCGTTGTCGAAGAGTCTGAAAAACTCGTCGGATTTTCGGCGGTGTGCGGATTCTTCTGGCATCACAGCAAGGCGGCTTGGGTGATTTTCTTTTTCAGCCGGGATTCCATGGAGGTGAGATCGGTGGCGCTGGCGGTGCCGAAGGCGGTGAGCGCGGCGGCGACTTGGGGTTGCAGAAATTGAAGGAGGAAGCCGGTATCGTGCACGAGGCTGCCGGTGCCTGCGCCGGTGCCGGTGCTGATGATGCTTACGCCATCATCGCGGAAGATTCGGCCTCCGTTGATGACGACATCGGTGCTGCCGGTGTTTTGGATTTTGATGGGCACCACGGCGGAGTTCACCTGGTAGTTCATCCGGTCGATCGGCGTGATCGCTCCGAAGAAATTGGCGATGCCTTGCGATGTCGTTAGGAGGTAAATGTAGTAAGCATAAATGCTCTGCGCGCTAACTTCGTAAGGAGCCGAAGAATCGGAAAGGTCGATCTCGACATTGGTGTAATCAGGCGAAAGCGAAATGCCGCTGATCCCAGAGCCGTCTATGCTGTTGCTATTGTAGATCGTATTGAGCGATTGATCTGCGCGGAACGAGAGGCCGGAAGCCGTCGCCACGCCGAAAGATTCAAACGGCAAGAAAGCTGTTGCGCCTGTTTGCCGGGTTACGCGAAGCCGTATGGTATCGCCAAGCGCGGCCTCGGCGGTGGCGTAGCTGCCGCTGGCCGAGACTTTGGTGCCTGCCGTGCCGCTGACGACGAGGTTTTCGATCTCGGCGTTTTGCGTGACATTGAAGAGTTGAAGCGTGGAGCCAGCTTCGATATTGGCGACCTCCCACGGATAGACCACCGTGCTGCCGAATGTGCCCAAAATCTCGGCTCCATTCAGGAGCGTGAAGGTGCCGGTGCCCTCGATGTTGCCGACGAAGTAAGAGGCTTTGATCGTGATGGTCGAGGTCGCTGCGTTAAAAGCATAGACCGCCGCCGCCGTGGCGTCGAGGGTGACATTGTAGCTGCCTGCGTCGATGGCGTTGCCGTTTCTGGTCAGGAGCGGATAGCTTTCGTTGTCATACCAAGCGGCCTTCGCGCGGTCGTAGAGTTTGAGCGGGTTGCCGAGTTCGGTGTAGGCATCAACGACACTTTTATTTTGCTCGCTAATACTTGCATCGAGGTTTAAATAAAAATTCTCAAAAATACTGGCAGAATAAGTTTCATTTATTGCGCCGACTTTTGCGGTATTTGCGTAATTTGTTCCTTGCTGAAAAGAGCTAGCGGCGTGCAAGTAAGATTTTACCGCAATTTGATTTTGAACAGCGTCCAAACTATACGGCTTCCCGTTTGAGACGCTATAAGTCGATCCGTTAGTGTTAGTTCTTAAAGATAGCAAGAACAAAGTGTCGCGCACTTGCGAGCTGCCAGTAGTTCGCAAACGAGAGTCCCAGGTGCCGACGAGCTTACCTGCGGAATTTGTGATGTATTCCGCTCGCTTCCCGAGCGTTCCATTGTAGGCGTGAATGTTATCAATGTTGTCATACAAACAAACTTTAACTCCCGACACCGGCAAAGATGTGGTATCAACAAATTTCCAACTAACAGAATATCCTTCAATGATATAGCTGCCGCGATAATCTCCGTTTACATATTCTCCTGGGTTTACAATATAATACTTTGTATTGTTGATGGAAACACCTTTGTTCCATAGGTAAAGATAATTAAGAATGCCAACTCCGCCAGCCATCTTAATCGGAGTAACGCCGGGGTTTACCGTTTCGAACCCCACGATCTCCAGCCTACCAAAATCCGAATACAATAATTCCGTGGCATCAAGCGTTAGTCCCGTTGCGTAAGCAAACGCGCCCGCTGGTTGAAACCCGGAACAGTTTTTGAGAAGGAGATTTTTAATCTTTGCTGACGGTTCGGTTGAAAGAAAAAGGGTGGGGTTATTTTCGCATACGACTCTTGTATCGTAGAGATTAGAAATAAAGTAATGTCGCCTAGCGCCGCTTCCAGCCGATTCTCTTTTGATAATCACGCAGCCGTCAAAAGTCAGATCGGCATTTGATTGCCCCGACCGTTTTTCGCTTGCCCCAGCGTGAGAAAGGGTTGCCGTAAGAGTAGAATATGGACTGTCAACTCCATCAATAAAAATGGAACAGTTTTTTATAATGACCTCGTTCCCCGCAATGCTGTCGTTGGCGCGGATCGCGCCACTGCCTTGAATTACCACTGCTTCCGACTCGATCTTTTGGTTTGCACCCAACAAAAGTGCGTCTCCAATAAAAAAGACGCCGTTGGTGCGACCTGTGTTTGCCCCTGTAAATCCAGATGTTGCGCTCATATATTGTAGTTGCGAGTCACGGTGGCGATGTCGCCAGACCCCGTGTAGGTGATGGTTTTGGTGAGGGAGACCCCGGCGTTTTGCTGGTCTGTAGTGAGGATTTGGGTGAGGTTGCCCGAGGCGTCGTAGGTGAAGCTACGCGAGTAGAGATGCGTGGTTTTCGCGCTACTGGCATAGACCTCGATGGCCGAGACATCGCCGCCTGCGGTGTAGTTCACCTCGTGGTAGTAGGTCGCTCGAGCGGAGGTAAACATCTCATCGAGATCGTTAATCGTGGCCGCGCCGCCTCCTCCGCCGGAGGTGAAAGTAACGATGGTGTTGTTGCCAGGGTGCCGCCCGTAGATTTTGGCGTCGGCGAAATTAAGGCAAATCTCTCCGGCTTGGAGGTCCGATGTCGTCGGAACTTTTGCAGCAATCGTGCTCTTCTTTAATAGAATGGTATTTGCCATTTATCGAAATGGATTGCCGCCGGGGGATCGAACCCCGGCGGGCTTGGTGAGTTGATTTTAATAGCTGCCGCAATCAATCGTCACATCGGAGATCGTGACGAAGGAGATCGCGCCGCCGGTGATGGAGACATTGTTCGCGTCCTGGGTGGCGATGCTGCCGAGGCCGAGGTTGGTGCGGGCGGTGGCTGCATTGGCGAGATCGGAGAGGTTCGAGGCTTTGGCGAGTTTTTCACCGATGCTGGTCGTGATGGTGGTGGCGAAGTTTGCGTCTCCACCGATCGCGTCGGAGAGTTCTTTGAGCGTGTCGAGGAGCGCTGGCGCGCCGTTGACCAGGTCGGAGACTTTGGTGTCCACATACCCTTTGTTGGCGGCGTCGGTTGCGGTGGTCGGGTCGGCGAGGCTGGTGACTTTTTGGCTGTTGAGCGAAACGCTCGCAGTCGGCGCGGCCATCTGGTCGAGGCGGCTGGTGCGGACTTGAGTGTCGAAGTCGCTGATCTTGGAAGCCGTGAGAGTTGGGATGTCGGTGGCGGAGAGGCCCGCTCCGGTGGTGACAAGGCCCTTGGCGTTCACAGTGACTTTAGTGTGCGTTCCGGCTGTGACGCCGCTGTTGGCCAGCGTGACGGCAATGTCTGCATTCGCGCTGCCATCAAAGCTGGTCGAGCCGGTAGCGTCCGCGCTCAGCGAGATCGTGCGGGCCGTGGCGAGCTTGGTGGCTGTGGCGGCGTTGCCCGACGAGCTGGCGGAGTCCGCGTAGGCTTTGGTGGCAAAGACTCCCTCGCCTGCCACGGCGAGTGGCGTGCCGTTTGCCTGCCCGATCCAGACGACTTTGTTGGTCAAATCTGCGGCGAGTTCGCCGAGGAGGAGGCTGTTATTTGCCGGGGTCGATGTGCCCCGCTTGATTTGGATTTTTGGTGCGGCCATTTGTGTGTGGGTTGTTGGTGGTTAGTGGTGAGTCAAAAAGTGCCAGCGTCGATGGTGCCGGGTGCCTCGGTGTAGGTGGTGCCGGTCCAGCGGTGGATGTTGCCGGTGTCAGCGGCGAGATAGAGGCGGTTCAACCGGCCCGAAACGGGAAAGGCGGAGGTGCTGCTGTATTGGTAGACGATCTGCGCGGCCTCGATGGCTTGGGATGTGCGGAGCGGAGTCATCCACTTTTCGTTATCGGTGCCCGCGATAGCCTCCGCCTCGGAGCTTTTGCCATCGGGCATCGCCTGCGGCGTGCCCTCGGTGCCGATGATTACGGAGTTTTGAACTTCGGCTTTCAGTGTGGCGGTTCGCGTCGTCTCCCCGGGCACGGTCCAGCGGATTTCAATCAGCGCGGGGAGGGAGGCTTTGCCGGTCGAGAAGGCGGCCTCGAGGGGGGCGGTGTTTAGGTTTAGGGTGGGTGATCCCCCTGAGGCCAAAGCAAGAAAATTTGCATCGGTGAACGAGAGCTTGAGCGCGCAGGTAATGGCGGTGCCTGCGGGCATGGCGACGGCTGCGCCATTCTCGACAAAAATATACTCCAGCGGCACGAGGTCGCGGCGTTTGAGCACGAGCCGATCCAGAGCGACATTGCTGGCCGCGCTCTTAACGAACTCGCGCTTTTTTCGATCGATGAAAAGTTTCATGCCGCTGCGACTCGCGGCGTGTCAAAAAGCCCTCCGAGCTTTTTAGGAAGCGGGCGGCGGCGGGGGCAGGGCGGCGGCGAATTCCTCGGCAGTCATCTCCTCGACGCCCTCGGCGGAGAATCGGGCGGCGATGGGCGCGATGGCGGCGAGCAGGCAGCGGCCCGCAAAGTCTCGCGGAGCTTGCGCGGCGGGGGCGAACCATGTCGCGGCCTGCGCGGAGGGGAATCCACTCGCGGCATCCATCTCGGCGCGGATCGCCTCGTAGGTGTCGGGGTCAGCCAGGAAGAATCGATTCACAGCGCAATCCCCCATTTGGTGCCAAGGTAGGTCTCAACTTGTTGGCGCTCGGCGGTGGTGAGGAGACGGTCGTAGGCGATGACCTCAGCGATTGATCCGGAGAGGTTGGTGCCTTGAACTATGCCTCCGGTGCTGTTGATGCGTGCGCCGAGTCGAGCGCGAACAACTTCGCGATTTGTGGCGGGAAATGTATCGACTGCGGCCGATGCGGCAACGCCGTTTAGGTAGTTTATGATCTGCGTTCCTGTGTGCGTGAATGTTCCTATTGCAAAAGTTGACAAGATTAAATTGTTTGCAGACAACGCATCACTGCTCCCGTTTGCGGCGGATGCAATCAATGGGATAGCCGAGCCCCGCTGCATTGCCGGAAGGTAAGTGATTATATCGGATGCCCCCGATTCAGATTCGGAAAATAACCCAGAAGTCGATTTTGCTGCAAAAATCGAAAAAACAACAAAGAGAGATTGTGCCGGGTAGCTGCGGTTATAGAGGCTATCGAGGAAATCATCCGTGCCGTCGAACGAGATTGTGTTTTTCCCGTTGATCGAGGCGGTGGATAGCACAGGGCGGCTGTTGACGGTGCCCTGCGTGAAATGGCGGGCGTTGGTGGAGCGGTCTTCCCACCGCGCAATGGCCCCGCCGTTGGTGGTAACAAGTGAGCCTCCAGTGGTGGCGCTATAAAGGCCAGTGGTGGCATCAAGCCACAGAGCGAGAGAAGTGAGCGAGGTAGGCGAGAAAGTGGTATCGCCGCCTCCGCCACCTCCTCCTCCGCCGCCAGACCCGCTGCCGGTGAAGAGCGAGACGCTGCCGAGCGTGACGGCGCTGGCGGTTGTCGCGCCGCTGGGGATGACGATGTAGAAGGTCGTAGGCGATGGCGAGGATGGCAGGGCGGTGACGACTTGCATGTCGGCCACGCCGGACCCGGTGATTTTTGTGGCGAGTGCGGAATCGAGGCCGGTGACATCTGCCCTGGCGTGGATGTGGCCCGGCTGGCTGGCGGTGTCGGCCTTCGCTCCTTGCGCGGCGCTGGCGTAGCTGCCAGCGGGTTGCTTGGCATCGAGCGCGCCTTGCAATCCAGCAATCTCAGAGACGAGGTGGGCATGTGCGGTCGGTGCGAAGGCGGCTGGCTTGTCGGAGATCGAGGCCCAGCTTGGCGCGATGTCGGCGAGGATGATGTAGGACTCGGCCGAGGTTTTCGCTCCGGTGCCCTTGTAAACATACCGCTTCCCGTCCGAGGTAATGACCACCGTGCCGGTGACGATCGAGGATTCCTGTGAGGAGGGGATGCTAGCGAGCAGGCCATTCACCACCACGGGAGCCTGCGAGGGGAGCACGGGGATGCGGTCGATGCTCAGCGTGCCGCTTGTGATCGCGCTGGCATCGTGCGTGTGCGTGGAGGCTGCGTAGCTGCCCGCGGCTTGCTTGGAATTCAGCGCGGTTTGCAGGCCGGTGACTTCGTTGATCGGATGTGTGTGGGAGGAGGGAGGAAACGAGGCGGGTTTGCCGGTGAGCGTGGTCCAATTCACCGCCGTGCCGCCGGAGCCTCCACCGAGCGCGGCGATCGCCTCGGAGACGCGCAGAGGCGTCATCCATTTTTCATTCGAGACGCCAGCGGTGGCATCGGCGCTGGTGGCTTTCAGCGAGACCTCGGCCGCCGGGGAGCCCTCGTCGCCGAGGATCACGGAGTTCTCAATGTCTACGCCAAGCGTGCTGGTGCGGGTCTCTTCGCCAGGGCGGGAGGTCTTGACCTCGAGGTAGGCGGAGACCGACGCAGGATCGTCGGCGAAAAGCGCCTCGAGGGCGGTCGTGTAGAGATCGAGCAGGCCGTCGGCATCGGATAGAGCGAGGAAGGCGGTGTCCGAGAAATTGGTCTTGAGGCCAGTGGAAAAGCTCGTGCCGGTGGGCGTGGCGACGATGGCGGACTTTTCGACGAAGATCACTTCGACATCGATCTTGTCGCGGCGCTTGAGGAATAGCCGCTCCAGCGGAATGCTGGAGGCTGGACCGCGCACGAAACGGCGGGTGGCGAGATCGATGTAGAACTTCATTGGCGCGCTATTCCCGCGCGCCTGTCAAAACCTCGGGCGCGGCCGTGGCGGCTTCCCACTTGCCGATCGGGCAGGACTCGGTGGCCATGCGCAATTTTGCCCAGGTGCTGCATCCGCATTTCCGGCAGCGGCCGGTGGCGTTCAGCGCGGCGGCGTCCCATTCGGGACAGGCGCGGCAAATAGATTCTCGTTCAATTAAAACTTCTGATGGCGGCGACTTGAATCCAGAGACAATAAATTTACCCGCTGCCTCTGCGAGCATTTTCATTCTCATCTTTGCTATTTCTAAATTCTTCTCTTCATTCATTATACGCATTGAGATACAGTTATTGCCCTTCTTGCCGGCACATCGCATGGGCCGGCTGAAGTATCTGTATATGTTCCAAATGGACTCTCAGAAATTAGCATTACAGTGCAGGGATATGGATTCCCCGAACCGTCATCTTCAAGGAAATAAATAAACCAACCATTTATGTCGCAACTATATACAATAAAATAACATGAAAGGAAATCATCGACGCATAATTGATAAGGAGTGGATCCTCCGCAACCACATCCCGGGGTGCCTCCTTGTTCGTTAATTGGAACTGGAACCCCATTTATGCAAACAAGCTGATATTTACACGGATTTTCCTCGCAACAAGTGCAGCTCGCCTTGCCGTCTTTCAACACAACCTTACCATCCTTTAGCTTGATAGCCATTGCGGGTCAGCACGCCTCCGTGGCGATCCATTGCAGCGTGCCATTCACCGCGCCGAGGACATGGGTGCCGCTCCCAGGCGCGGCGGGGATTTTGAGCTTGCGGGCTTGGTGCCCGCCTTGGCCGGTGGTCTTCTCGATGAGGGAGGGATCGGCATCGAGGGCGGCGTGGACGAAGTTGCGCATGAGATCGGCCGCTGAGAGTTGCACCGGGTAGCCACCGCCGCTCGCGCTTGGCGGCGCTTTGACCTTCGCCTCGAAATCGACTGGCAAGTTCATACTCGGAATTGAATGCTTATGTCAGAAACAAAAGATATTTTGTATTCATCAAAAGCTCCAAAATTGGTTTTGCTAAAATTGGAAACTTTTCTTGTTAAGTCGTAAAAAGCCTTTGTCGCCGAAGTCGGCGATCCGTAAACCAGGTTGCGTGGATTGTATATTTGCAAAGCATTAGCTTGGATTGTAATATCCAAGACTTTGTTTGCACTATTGCTGTATTTATAAGCTTTTACAGGCGTGACAATCGTTTGGCTCAATGTCGAATTGGCTAAGTCGACAAAATTCACCGTTGTCTGCCCTAAAAGGGCCGATGAGTCGGTCCTTTGCTGCCAGGCCTCGCTCGCTGTATTGCTCGCACCTTCATTTGATAGCGGCTCTGTATCGTTTGCTTGTGCTGCGGCGATTAATATAGTCCCACTGACGACGGAGGTCTCTTGGCGGCCGGTGGTATTTGCGCGCCCGTAGGCGCTGACGATGAACTCGGTGAATCCATCCTCGCGGCGGCGCTCCTGCACTTCTGGGAAAATCTTGAGGCCGTCGATGCAGGGGGAGGAATTGCCGTCGGGCATGTTATTGCCGACGGCGAGGGTGGCGCGGTGCGTGGCGGACTGGCTGGTAAGGCCGAGGTAGGTCTGATCGACGCGCACGAGGCCGGAGAGGAAGGTATTCACGGCGCGGCCGGGCTGCGCGATCAGGGCGGTGGGGCTGGTGATGAAGATGGAGTGGCTCATGCGGTGAGTGCGGCGACGGGGAGCTTGGGCTCGATTTTTTCGAGGAGTTTCTTGATTTCATCCACGACGCCCTCGAGGCCTTTCTTGGCGGTGTCGCCTTTGGCGGGTGGCTTCTGGCCATCTTGGCCGGGCTTATCCACTCCGGATTTTTTGGCGGCGATTTCGTCCTTGAGCGAGCCTTTGGCTTTCATCTCCTCGAGGCCTGATTTTTTTGGCGGCAGGTTGCTGAAGTCTTCGTAAACTCCGTTTTCACGGGCGTTTTTAATGCGGGAGCTAAATGAGGCGTCGCTTTCGCCACTGCCTTGATTCAATCCGTAATCGCTGCCGATGTCGGCCATGCTGCGGCGGTCGCGGTTCTGGCCGGTGCCGCGCACGCTGGCCTCGGCTTCGTTTGCCGCAATCTTTCCGGCGGTGCGGCGGGCACCGGCGAAATTCCCGCTGGCGATCTGGTCCTGGACGCGCTTGCCGAGCTTGCCGCCTTTGTCCACGGCATCTTTGGCCTCGGCGTCGGCGATGGATTTCATGAGCTTCGCCGACTCGCTCAACTCTTCTTTGATTTTTTTTGATGAGCCTTCGGCTTTATTGAAGCTGCCCGCGATGGCCTCGGCCTCGGCGGCGGCGTTTTTCGTGTTGTCCTTGGCCGCGTCCGCTGAGGTTGCTGATTTCTCGAAATCCTCGCGGAGCTTGGTGCCTGCGGCTTTTACTTCGTCAAATTTCTCGGCGGCGGCCGTGGCGGTAGCTTTGGCCCCAAAGAAATCCTGATCGCTCTTACCGAGGGTGCCGACGAGCTTGTCGAACTCATTCGTGGCACGGATCGAGCCATCCACGATTTTTTTGCCGTATTCCTCGGAAGCCGCGCCGAGCCCGGCGCTGATCTTGTCGAGCGCGCTGCCACCGGCTTTGTCGAACGAGGATTTGAAAGTGTCGCCGCCGTTGTTCATCACGGCCGTTAGGGCGCTATCGAGCTTGCCGCTCACGAATCCGATCGGGTCGCTCATTGCAGCCTGGAAATCCTTGGCTACTGCATTCATCACGCCCGAGAATTTGCGCGTGAAAAAATCAACGACATTGCTGATCGCCGCGCCGAGCCAATCCTCGAAGGCGCGGATCACGCTACGGATCGCATCGATGAAAGCCTTCGCGCCATCCACAAAGACTTTGAGAATCGTGTTGCCGAGCACGCCGGAGATCACGCCAGGGAGATCAGATGAGAAAAACGCCTTGGCGAACCGGCCCGCGTCGATGAGGGAATTGAGGTAGTTGTTGCCCGCGATTTTCACCCCGGCGAGGAGGCCGAGGCCGATCGCCTCGATGGCGGGCATCGGGGCCTTGAAAGCGCCGATGAGAAAATCCGCCACGCTCATGACTTGCTTCATCAGATTTTGGCCGAAACTTGCGGCATCGACGCCGGAGAGGGAGGCCACGAAAGCATTGAGAGCAGGGAGCGCGTCCTCGAGGAATCCAGCAGCAAACTCCATAGTTTTCGCCTGGATCGCCTTGTAGTTGTCGCCCAAGTCGTCGAGCGCCTTGGCCGTTCGGTCCATCACGCCAGGCATCGAGCCGAGTTGGCCCTTCGCGGTTTCCAGTTCGGAGGAAAAATTATTGAGGAGAGGGAGGAGTTCGCCGCCGCTTTTGCCAAAGACTTCCATGGAAGCGCGGGCGCGCTGGGCGGGATCGGAAATTCCGGCGATCTTTTGGGCGAAGACTTGGAGCTGCTCGGTGGGAGTTTTTCCCGCCAGGTCGCTCATCGAGATGCCGAGCGCCTGCATCGTGGCGGTCTGCTCGGCCCCACCGGCAGCGGCCTCGGCCATGAATTTCTGCAACTTGTTAATCGTGGAACCGACCTTATCCGCGCCGACATCGGAGTTTTCAAACGCGCGCTGGAGCACCATCAGGCTGCCCGCCGTTTCGCCGGTGCGGGAGGAAAGGTCCGTGAGCTTGCCGCCGAGATCGATCGCTTTGCCAAATCCATCCACCACCGCGCGGGCGGCGGCGGTCGCGCCCTCGACGGCCATCATGCCAGCTTTCACGGCGGCACCGGCCACACCGGCCGCGAGGCCGATCTTGCCGAAAGAAAGGTCGAAGCCTTTGGAGGCTCCGGTTCCCTTGTTTTTCAAGTCATCAAGATTCTTGGAAATAGATTGAAGGGACTTAGAAAGTCCCTCGTCTTTCGCCCCGAGTGTGACTGTTACATCGCTCATGATTGAAGCTGGGCTTGTTTGGCTTTCTCGTAGCGGATGGCTCTATTCATCATCGAAAGCATTTTCTTTTTCGCCAGGTTCACAGCGAAGGATTCGGATTGGGAGTCCAGCGTGTCGCGGGAATAGCCAACTTTATTGTTCAGTTTGATCTCGAAGCCAAAGCCGTCGCGCTTGGCTTCGGAAACGACTCCGCTGGCCTTGGGCATGTTGCGCTTTACCCATGCAGGGAAGCCTTTCAGCGGCTCGCGGACATCGGCCTTGCACTGCTCGGCGACGATTGCCCACCCGGCTTTTGAGATGCCGACTTTCTTCAAAGTCTCGGCGAGGTATTTTTTGTAGACTCTTTGCTGAATGACCGCCCGATCTATGAGCCCAAGTCGGTCGGTTTTTCCGCCGGAGCGATTGGATTTATGCCAGGCTTTTGCTTCTTCAACTCCTGAGATTTTTTTCTGATCTTTGGTAACCCAGACGCCTCCGTGCTTTTTATGGATTAGCGCGTCGTAAGACATGTTGTTCACCTCATCCCACCAGAAAGGATTCACGATGGTGAAAATCCCGCGCAGGTCTTTAGTGACTCTTTTCTCGCCTGTCTTTTTGGAATCCGATCCGGTGCCGCGCGGGGCGGTGTATTTGGCGCACTCGATGGCGCAGAGGCGACCGGCATTCTGGACGAGTTGGGCGACCTCCTTGCCGACGACCTCTTCGTATTTCTTCATTTTGCGAAGAAACTTTTTGTCGTCGATTTGGATCGGGTTGCCCATGGGATCAGAGTTTTTGGAAAACGCTTTCTATCGCTTGTAGGGAGTCAAAAACCGCCGCCGGATCATCGCGCAGATAAACGCGAGGTATGCCGCGGCTGAATGAATCGGCGTCCAAGATTTGGAGACCGGCCGCGTAGGGGATCTCCCACATGATTTCTTGAAACCCCCAACCGGTGACGCTGGCGAGGCGGTAGACATAGGATGCAAGCCAGTTGGGGGAGGCTACTTTCCCCCGCTCGAGCCGGTTGGCGCGGAGGCGTGCTGCGCGCGGGTTTCGCTGGCGTTCACCTTATCCCACGCTGCCGAGACCAGGCGGGAGAGTTCGTTCTGTTCCTCGAGGTCGGCGATGTTTTCGATCTGCCATTTGCGGACGGCTTTGTTGAAGGCGACCGGATCGGAATCCACGGCGAGGACATCTTCGAGCGGTGCGGTGTGGACGAAGGCGAAGGCGGCGACGAACCAGAACTCATCGCGCTTCTCGAGCATGTTGGATCGGATTATGCTAATGGTTCCAGGGACGCAGGGGCGGAGCTTGAATTTTCCGGATGTGCGCGTGCCTTCGCGCATTCCAGCCTCGCGGAGGGCTTCATCGTCGGTTTCTAGGTCTTGGGTTTCTTTCGTTTTTTTCATGTGTCGTTTGGGTTGTGGGTTAGATGAATTTTGCAAGGCGAGCTTTGTCCTCGGGGCTTGCATTTTCTGGCAGGGAAATGGTCTTGCCGTTGCGCTGGAATACCACTTGGCGGGGGATGGATTTGATGACGGTCAGGAGGGCGTCGCGGTTAAAAAGCAGCGCAGTGAACTCAGGCACAAGAGAACCGGGATGCGCTGCCAGGTGAGCGTTCCACAAGCGCCGGGATATGGGTTTGGCTTCTTCCAGAGTTTTGCCCGTTACGGCTTCCGTGATCTGATCGATGACCTGCTTGGTCTTGATAAAAACGCGAAGAATTTCCTCGGCTTGCTGTCCGGTTTCGGGGTGAACCGAGTTGAAATGGAAAACCGTGGATTCCTCGCCGCTCTCGCGTTTGATGCGAGTGGCGATGGTGTCGCTCTCAAAGTCGAAGCCGAGGCGATCCAGTATGGTGGCGAGCTTAAGGTCTCGCGTGGTGAAAATGGTGATTTGTCGTGGGTTCATTTCTCGTAAATGGGAGCCGGGGAGCCGCGTGGCGACTGCCCCGGCGGGAGGGGCTGGGGAATTAGGAGGCGGACATCACTGTCTTGTAAGAGCGGACCGTCATCTCGATCTGTTCGAATTGCTCGGCCGCGTAAGTAGTCGTGAGGCCGGTGACGATGGTGGTCGCTCCCAGAGTCACGGAAGCTGGCATCGTGATGGCGAGCGTATCGCCAACGGTGGCGCTAAAACTGCCAGTGCGATATCCGGAGATAGAGATTTCTTGAACCGGCTCGGGGATGGCAACCGCTAGAACCGACCCCTGGTCATCCTTGATTTCTGTTGGAGAAGCGGTTTCTGACACTGTGAAACTCAGTGCCTTCATGTCGGCAACTACAGGTGTGCCATAAGTTGCGGTGGATAAATCAGCGTGGCGGTAAAGTGTGTTGGCCATTTAATTGAGTGGGTTGGTTAGGTTGGTTGCGGGTTACGGAGAGGGGCGGGTGTCAAATCGCGGACTCGACGAGGCCGAGGGTCAGCGCGGCGGTGGTGATCCAGCGGCCGTCTTGCTGGCTCTCGCTCCAGGTGCGGAGGTCGGCTCCGGCGAGGGTGAGCGGGGCGGGGAAGGAGGCGGCGAGTTGGTCGGCGGCGAGGAGGGAGGTTTTGAGCGAGGCGGCGAGGGCGGCGTGGGTATCGAGCGCGGCCTCGACGACGCTCGGGGTGGCGAGGACGATCGAGGCGGTGACTTTGTATAGGCCGCGCACGATGGCCTCGGTGCTCTCGACTCCGACGATGAGGACCGGCTGGTCGTTTGGGATCGGGTCGGAGCTTTGGCCGGTGTGGACGGGGATGCCGTCAAAGGCGGGTTGCCCGCGGAGCCAGGCGGCGAGGGAGGTTTCGACTTCTAAATTCATTGGCCACCTCCTGCGGGGCTGACGGTGGCGGTGTATTCGGCGGGGTTGTTGAGCGATTCGCCGACGGATTGGACGAGGTAGCTGCGGCCGTGGAAGTGGATCGATTCGCCACGGCGTGGGGCGCTCTCGAGGTCGCTGGCTTGAAAGCGGACGGCGAACTCGCCGCCCTGGCGGAGGCCGCCGGACTCGAGATCAAAGGAGACGGCGACGGGGGAGATGCAGGCGCGGAGATCCTGCGCGCGGAATTTTACCGGAATCCCGAGGAGTGAATTGCGCGCGGAGGCGGCGAGGGTTTCGAGGCGGGATTTTTGCTCAGGCGACACGCTTCTCGTGCCGTGTCAAAAAGCAGAACGCCCCGCCGGGAGTGAGAACCGGCGAGGCGTTTGCGGGCTGGTGTTGTCGGGTGTCGGGAATTAGTCGACCATCAGGGCCATCGTGCCTGCTGTGAGGCCCGGGGCTGCACCGAACATCACTTCCAAGGAAGCGATGAGCGAGCGGGTGCTCTTGTCGCTATACACATTGTAAGCGATCGAGAGGCCGATCTGATCGAGGGTGACAGAGTCGCTGACGAGGTAGTCGTTATCCGCGAGGGCGGGAACGGCTGCGGCCATGACGAGCGCCTCTGGGGAACATGCGAAGCCGTAGAGGCCCGCTTCACCGCCGAAGCTGGTGGCGTAGTGGACGCCGTTCTCGAAGCCGTAAGCTCCGTCGCCGAGGTTGAGGGCGGTGGTGCTGGTCGGGATGAGTTGGCTGTAAACAACGGGCGAGACCACGAGGCCTTTGCGGGCGCTCTTGTGGACTCCGGCCCAGAGCTTGGCGAGGTCGCCGCTGGCGGCGTTCACGCTCGAGGGGGCGGAGGTAACAACGGCCGCGCCGAAGTTCGCAACGGTCACGGGAGTCGTGGCGAGGGTCCAGATTTTGTCCGCGATAGCGTCGAGGTTGATCTGGATGAGGCGCTCCAAGCGGTGCGCGGATTGGAGGTCGCTGTAGCTGAGGCCGAAGGGCTGGTATATGTGATCGAGTGAGACCGTGGCTTTGCCGAGGGTCGTGCCGCCGATGCTGTTGAAGGTGGTGGGGTTCACCGAGGTGCTGGCAGTCGCGGAAGCGATTGGCACATGGACGGTGTCTTTTGGCTTCTTAACATCCGAAGAGAAATCGGAGGCGAAGAGGTTGAGCGCGCTGAGGCGCTTGCTGAGGACGGTTTTGGTCTGCTGAGCGATGGAGTCAGCAACCAGGGCGCTGTCGAATGTATTGGGCATTTTGGTGGTGTTGGGTTGGTGGTTGGGTTCTCCTTGGCTCAGGCCTTGGAAATTTTATTGCGGTGCTGCCAGATGGCGGCTTTGTGTTTCTCGAAGAGGAGCGAGGCGGCTTTGCGGTCGCCGGCCTCGACTGCGGCCAGATATTCGGCAACGGGATCGGATGCCTCTGACGCGGAATTTTCGATGACAGGGACGACGCGGGCGGGAGCGAGGCCGAGGCTACGCTCGAGGCGGGCGAGGTCTTGGGTGACGCCGTCGAACTTCGCCCGGTAGGCGGAGGCTTCGGCGAGGGCGCTGTCGAGCTTCGCGGAAAGTTCGTTGTATTTGGCGAGGATGGAGTCTGCGGCGCTGGCCTTGGCTTGTGGCTCGGCGACTGGCTCGGCGGGGATTTCCTCAACGACTTCTTCCGAGACGGGAGTCTCGATGACTTCGGGCGCGGGAGTTTCGGCGTTTTCGCTCACGATGCTGGCCTCGGGGGTCTCGACGACCTCGGGCTGTTCGGGCGTTTCGGTGACTACTGGTTCGGTCATGCCCTTGGCGAATTTGTCAAATCGCGCGCGCAAACTTTCCGGTGTGGCGGTGGCTGCGGCGGCGACGCCTTCCTCGATGGCGTCGGCGAAGCCGAGGGCGACGGCTTCGACAGCATCGAGCCATGTCTCGGAGTCCATCATCTCGGCGATCTGCTCCTGATCCATGCCGGTCTTGCGCGTGTAGGCGTTGACCAGCGTGCTCTTGAGCTTGTCGAGAAGGTCAGCTTCTTTGCGAAGCTGGTCGCTGTCGCCCATGGAGACGGTCCACGGATTGTGGATCATCATAAGGGCGTTGTCGGCGATGTAGACTGGCGCTCCGGCCATGGCGATGACGCTGGCCATCGAGGCGGCGAGGGCGTCGATGTGGACGGTCAGGCCGCCTTTGTGGCGGCGGAGAGCGTTGTAAATCGCGGTGCCTTCAACCACGGAACCGCCTGGGGAGTTGATGCGGAGGTGGATGTGCTGGCCGTCGAGCTTGCCGAGGTCTGCGAGGAATTCTTTTGAGCCTGCGCCGAAAGCACCGACCTCATCGTAGAGGTGAACCGTTGCCGTGCCGTCGTTGGATTTTTCCAGTGCATAAAATTTGGTCATGATGGGATTGGGGTTGAGGTGAGTTGAGACTGCTGGTTGGGGAAGACTTGGCCGAGGTCGAGGCCAAGGGCTTCGCACTTGGCTTTGCGGCGGACATAGGAGGCGAGGATGTCGTCCTCTTCGGCTTCGGCATCGAGGCCGTGCATGTTGCAGTAGCGCTCCCAACTCAGATAACCGGAGTCGAGGAGTTGGGCATACAACCTTCCATCTCTCCCATTATCGACCGTGATCTTGCGGGGGGTGACCCACTCGACGCGCCACCAATCATCGCCGGGATAGGGCAGGCGACCGGCTTGGATTTCCTGCCACACCCAGTATTTCCACGCGGGGAAACAGAATTGATCGATGACCATCTGCTGAATGCGGTCGAGGAAGTTCTGCGCGACCTCGAGGAGGGCGCGGGTCTCGGTGCCTGCGAGGCCGACGAGGAGCATGAGGGCCTCGGGCGGCACGCCGATAGCGCGGGCGATGTCCGAGGTGTAGTCGCGCATGAGCGGCTCGAAAGCGGGGCCGGGGATTTCGTTTTTGAAACTTTGAATTGATTCGCCTGGCTTGAGGCGGGGGATAAGCGTGCCGTTGTAAAGGTTGTCCGTGGTGATTTCCTCCCCGGCGGCGTTGGTGATTTTGCCAGCGCCGAGGCCGATCTTCACGGCTTCGTTGCTGGTGATGGAATAGCCGATCTGGCTTCCGGCTTTGAACGCGCCTTTCACATAGGCTTTTGTCTCGCTTTGGTCTTGCGCGGGGATGATGGCGGAGTGGAGCCACGAGACGCCGCGCGGCTGGCCGATGCGGCGGACATGGCGGATGTGCATCATGTCATCGGCGGGGACATCGACGAATTTCCCATTGGTGCGGTCGGTGATGACGCGGTAGCTGCGGGGCGCGCCGAAGCGGTCGAGGAGGAGGCCGTCGAAAGCGTAGTCGGGGGAGTTCAGCGTATTGCCGACGCTCTCGCCGCCGATGAAGCGGAAGCGCGCGCCGTCGGTGCCGGTGACGAGCTTCTGCGCGAAGACATCGCCATCGAGTGCGACCTGTCGGACGATGAGGGATTGCGCGGAGTAGAAATTGACGGAGTCGCTGGCGTCGAACGCCCAGGCTTCTCCACAAGCGCGATCCTCGAAATGGCGCTCGGCGATGCGGTTCCACGCTGGGTCGGTGGTGCGGGCTTTTGGAACAATGCCGAGGCCGATGGCGCGTTGAGCGATGTGCTCAATGATGTAGGTGACAGAGGGGATGTTGTTGTAGAGCCAACGGGCTTTGCGGATGAGTTCCTCGCGGGTGCGGGGCGTGACTTCGCGCTTGGGGTCAACGGTGTTGACGAAAATCAAGCTGCGGGCGGGCGAGTGCTCGGCGGCTTCAAAGGCGGCGGCTTTGGCGTCTAGTTTGCGCGGGCGGCCGGCGCCGGGGCGAGTGCCTCCCCATCCACTTGATTTCTTGATTTTCGAGGGCATTGCCCTCGGCGGCGTGTCAAACGGGGGAGGTCACCGCGCCGAAGTTGGCGAAGGGGCCGAGCTGGCGGCCGTGGGTGCCTTCGGAGAGGAGTTCTTCGACGGCTTGGAGGAGGAGCCACTTCGGGAACGAGATTTGCCCGGCGCTGCTTGCGCCTTCGGAGCCGAGGCTGGTGATGACGACTTCCTCGGTGGCCGACGCGAAGGTCGAGAGCGCGAGGGCTTCGAGTTCCGCTGTGGTTTTGGTGCGGCGGAGGAAACTTTTAACGCCGCTGATTTTGTCGAGGTCGGTCACGCCGGAGGGGGCGTGTCAAAAGAAGAATCTCCCGCAGAGGCGCGGAGACGCAGAGGGGGGATTTGCGGAATTTGGCAAATCTGTCGGCGGGATGTTTAGATTTTGCCTTAAAACTCAAGGCACGCTTGAGCTTTAGCGTAAATTTTAAGCTGTGCGGGGTATACTCGTGAGCGAATAGCCCGATTTTATACCTCGGCGCAGATAGTTTTGTCGGAAATGTGTAGGTGTTTTTCCGACAAAAAAACCATTTTCGTGACGCCACGAAAATGGTTAGGACATGCCGAAGATTTTCATAAGGTCTGCAACGCCTTTTGAGTCGGTGACCGGCGGGGCTTCGTTCTCCTCTTCGCCTTCGTGAATGGCCAAGTCCCATGTCTGATCGAACATCTTGCGGAGGCCGCGCGTTGACAAAGTAACATTTCCATCGCGCTCGAATGCGGGATTTTTTGCGCAGTATATTTTCCAGAGTTGTGATTTTTTCACAGGTCAGTTTTTCAAGATGTGCCAGGCGACATGGCAGAGTTTTACGGCGTCCATGTAGTGGTCTTGCGCGACGGATTTCCAGACGAACTCTTGGCCGGTGGCGGTCTTGCGGGGGACGAGGCGCTGGCCGCTCATGCCGCGTAGGAAGTCCTCGGTGGTGTCGCGTGGGATGGCGAGCGGGGGCTTGCCGTTGCGGATGCGATCAATGAAAAGTTCCGTCTTTATGGCGTGGTCAACGAAGGTGTAGAGCACGACGCCGGGGAAGTCGTCGATGACGGTGCGGCCGATGCGGCTGCCGAAGGTTGCGCCGGAGCCTTTGGCGGCGTGCCAGAATCCGGCGCTGGTTTGGCAGGCGGTGTAAACGCGGAAGGTGGCGAAGCCGGAATCCATGAGGCCGCACTCGGGGCGGACCTCCTGCCCGCTGGGCGTGCGGTAGATGCGGCGGGGCGAGTCGGCGAGGAGGTCTTCGATGGTGAGCGTGGTGCCGTAGTCGAGGACATAGCTCTGGCCGTTGGCGTCGAAGGCGACCGTGGTCCAGTGCTGTTTGTCCTGGCCGATGTCGGCGCAGGTGACGATGTGCGCTGGCTCGATCGGGCAGGTGCCGCGCGTGTAGTCGCCGCGCAGGCTGAGAATGTTGGCGTCTCCTATGCTGGTCTCGACCTGCTCCCACGGCATGGCCATCGTGCTGTTGGTGAAATCTTGGAGGCCGTTGAGCGTGTCCTTGTCGCGGAGGAATTTCACGGCGAGCGCGCCGAATGTGCAACTGCGCCAGGGAGCGTAGAGGGAGTTTAGGTGGAAGCTGCGAAAGCCGCGTTGGGCGCTGGGGTTTGTGGCCTGCCACTTGCCGTCTTGGAGGGCTTCGATCTTCTGGCCGTCGTTCCACTCGCCTCCGCACCGCTGGCAAATGTAGCGCGCGGATTCTTCGACTCGAGCCATGTTCCACTTGCCGGCCACTTTCGCGTCGGTGTCCCACTTCACCTGTTCCCACAAAAGCTCGATGCGCTCGTGGCAGTGCGGACATGCGAGCATGAATTTTTCCTGCGTGCCTTTCTGGTATTCCTGCCAGATCGCTCCGTCTGGCGTGGTGGGGGTGCTGGTCTTGACGCGAAGCGCGCCGACGAAGGACTTGGTGCGGTTCTCTGCGAGGAAAAGCGCGGAGGTTTCTTGGTCGGTCTCGCGGGCGAATTTGTCCACCTCGTCCATGAGCAGGAGTCCGGCGGGGCGGCTGGCGAGGTTTGCCGGGGAGTTGCTGCCGACGAAGACGAGCGAGCACCGCGAAAAATGCTGCTCGAGGTTTTTGAATCGGTGCCGGTCCGCTGGCTTCTGAGCGGCGAGCGTGGCGCTGTCGTCGAATAGCGGGAGCCACCGCGTCTCGGAGAAGGATCGGGCGAGGCCTTCGGTGGGCATGACCCACACGACGGGCTGCGGCTTGTTCACGATGCGCCATGCCGTGCCTGCTTGCACCATCGTCGTCTTGCCGGTCTGCGTTCCGAAGACGAGCACGAGGTCGGAGACATCGACATCGCCGAAGCACTCGAGCGGCTCGCGGAGGTAGGGCGTGAGGCGGGTGCTGAAGTTGCCGGGCATCTGCGTCTGCCGCTCGCTCAGGATCACCTCGTCAGCGCACCACTCGGTTACGGTGCGCCGGTCAATCGGCGCGTAGATCGAGCGGAGGTGCTCGCGGAGGGCTTCGGCGGCGGGGGTCATGCGAGGCGCTTGGGCATCTTGCCAGTGGCGTCGGCCCACCGTTGCAGAGCCACGGCGACATATCCTGGGTTCAACTCAATCGCGCGGCATTTGCGTCCAAGTTGCTCGCAGGCAATGATGGTTGTGCCGCTGCCGGAGAAAGGTTCGTAGACAAATTCGCTGTCGTGGTTGCGGATTGGGCGCGCCATGCACTCAACGGGCTTTTGCGTGCTGTGGCCTGTTTCGGATTTTGTAGGCTTTGGAATATCCCAGAGCGTGCTTTTATCCCCTCGGATTGCGTAGACTCTTTTTGCGTGGTCTTTTGCAAGAAATACAAGCTCCCCTTGGCGGGTGACATCTTGAATGTTTTTGAAGAGCGTG